ACCGTGTGTATTACTCATGAGTCAGCCCGGTGTTCTGCTCATGCACTGTGTGGGGGGGTTCGTGATGCCCCTTGTACACTGCCCGGGAGGTTTGTCGAAGATCACTATATGATTACAACAATGTTAACAGTCCTTCCAACGCTGCTTCGCCCATTTCGGTCCAACTCATGTTGACGACGTGGTCCATGATTTCGCCAATCGCGTTCTGAGTGGCGTGTGCAACAGCTAAGCTTTCACCTGCCTGTGCAACAACTTTCCACAATTGAGTTGCCTTGAGTTGGTTACCAAACTCGGCTATGGAAGTGGTGTCAATATGCTCGACCATGGCCGGTCGATGTTTCAAGTCCGCTGATCTCTGCCAATAAGATTCCTCTGTGCTAGTCACTCCATTGACGCACAAGTATGGCCAACAAGATGCTCCAGGATGATCAGTAACTGTAGTAAGCAGTCCAGTGAATGGTTCATTGAACTGTATACAGTCATAATCGACTGGTAAGCCGCCCCTTGTGTACACGCCACTGTGTTCGCCTAAATATGACAAGGCTAAAGTGTCGTGTTCTGAATGGCCAATAAGCTTTGAGCTATCTGCCGGATCTCTACCTCCCCTCTTTGAGTGTTCTTCCTGAAGGGATCCATTGGTGATGGAATGGTATTTATTAGCCTCGGCTAGATGGTCACTGGGTCCGTGGAATCGCATGTGCGCTGCTTTCGCAACCGTTCCTGCTACTCGTGGCATCAAGAGTTCAACTTCATACGAAACGAATATATCTCCGTAAGCAATTATAGCACCGTATACGCTCACCAAGCTTTCATCCACATCAAACAGTGTCACGCACAGATAACCAAGATCCGACATTCGCAACTCTCCAGGATCAACGAGATCTCTATGAGTTTCGCGAACGTATAGTTCCTTGTTTATTCTCTGTGCTGGTATATTCAGAGTGACTGGTTGATGGATTGGTGAGTGTACTGCTCCCTCGGTGTTATAAATTTCTCGACGTGTTGATGGTACTACGTCGGACGGGTCGTATATTGGACATATAGCTAGAGCACCTCCATAATTCATGCTAACTGAAGGTACAAACTTGAACGTTAGCGATCTAAACCGGTATTTTTCGAACCGGGTAGCCACACCAGTTAACCAGGGGAACGTTGCTCCCTCCCCGGCATTAATGTGGAGAGTCATAGGCCGGCCTTCAACTTTCTGGCCAGTAAATTCATTCCATGACTCAATGATTGCTGAGTTCTTGTCCAATGTTCCGCAGAACTCCGTATGCTTAACCACCATACCGCCTAATGGTAATTGCTTAATGGTGGGGCGCTTAGAAATCTTTGGGGACTTAACTTTATTATTGTTGTTGGTGGGTTTCCGTCCACCACGGGGTCTCATTTGTTTTGTGTTAGTAACGTGGTAATTCAAGTGAGTGCTACGTCATGCAACTCACCCGTTGAGCTCGAGTGTTCAAACCTACTTGTCCTCGTCGAACAACGGCGCTTTCACACACAACCTATCCTAAATAGGACTCCGTTCATACGAATCAGGCGTTGCATCCACAGCGTAGAGCTCATTGCTGTGGGAAACCCGTAATCAAGATTCGCGCGATCTGCCTCTGACCAATCGTAACGGTCAGGGTCTTCCTTATATCAAGGCATTGATGTCTCGTGCTTGGGGGTGCGACATGCCCCATGGTTACACTGCAAGTAAAGAACTCTAGTTGTAGTTCCTAAATCTGGGAGCTCTGTCACTTCTGTGTCTAAACAGTAACTCCCGTACGGTATCGTTAAGGTGAATCTCGGCCTCCCTTTGTGTCCTATTGGGGGCTGCGATCTTATCCCATTTCGTGGGGCACTCTGTTAAAAACAGTGGAGGGGTCGATACGCAATGAGTTGGTTCTGTCCAGCTGGGAGCTGGCATCTCATTGAAATGGCTTTCAATCGACATCTGTGCCCAAGGCGTTATCCCAAAAGCCTTCCAGAAGGAGAATCTAGTCTCCTCGCTTATGGGTAAATCCTTGGCCTCCATTCCGTCCGTTAGATCATCACGAAATCGGTAATAGTGATGGCCAGGAGTCGGCTTCCACGGCTTAGTTTCCTTACCCACCCACGCGTAATACGATTGGAAGATGGGTACGCCGGCCGACGCGCACATACCGCAACCTGCGACTGCTCCCAACCACTTCAAAAATGTTCGTTTTGAAGCGATTGGTTTCGATGTCATCAGGTCACTGTACAAGCGTTTCCTGGGGTTCGGCACCATACGATATTGCCCGTTGATGTAAACCGGGCTAGCCTGGCAGAACACGATATCTTCCAGGCTGGTTGCTACTCCCTCGAGCTTCATGGTTATTCCTTGTGTTTCAAACCACGCAACAAGTGTCTCGCTCACTTTGTCCAGATGGTGTTGCTCGATAATAAGCACGTTATCATCACCATCGTTGAGCAATTCATAATCGATATCAACAACTTCGCGCAAGTAAGTGTACATGAGCTTGCACATGTTGAAGATGTTGCCCAGTGACGTGTTCTTGTCACCGGAAGCTCTACAACCGCGGACTTTGTAGCGGATACGAGCTCTTTTCCTACGAGCCTTATATACTCCGCGGTTGATTCTCTGCATAAGTAGCAATCTGGCAAGAGAGGGGAGGTGGGGTTCTGATGAAATCCCAGTGGACATGAATCTGTACATCAAATGCTCGTCAGCTAGCATAGCATCATGCTGGTGTTGGTCATAGCGTGATGCGTCTAGCTCGAGTGCTACGGGGTTGCGAAATCTCCGCCATTTCGCTGCAATTACCTTGCCCCGTTGATCCAAATTCATACCCTTAGCAACCGTGGGCAGGTATCCAGTGCCTTCGTGGATCTCGTTTAGCACATGGTACACACTGTCCTCAATTGGATTTAGGTACGTTCCTAGAGCGACGTGGAATCTGGGCGAGCGGGTCTGGATAGCACGTGGGGGTTTAGGCACCCACATTCCATCTCTTTCCTTCCAGTCCCGATATTCATCCTTGGTGAATAAGCTTATCCTGCCATCCCTATGCTCGAAAGGTTTTTCAACCATCGACTTAAATGCTTGTTCATACCTGGACCGTTGTGCCCCGCCGTAATCTTCCAAGAATCGACTTGGTGAATACGGGCTGACTCCAACCGCCCCACGGCGATGAGCAAACCTTTTAAATTGATTTGTGAACCGAGAGTGTACTCCTCGGAAGTAAACCCGGCGTTGTTCAAAAGCTGCCTCATCGCGCCCCAGTTCAGGCAGCGGTAGAGGTGGCCTCGCGAAACCCTCCTTGGTTTCAACCAGGTAAACCCTTTCGACTAGGGCGTGCAAAGCACTCGCCACGTCATTGTTGGGCATGTCACCACGTGCCCCTAACATATTTTCGACCTTGTAAAACCTACGTGGTGTTGCGTAGGATATCTCCTGCCTCGCTACTCTCACACGGACTTCCTCCACCCCATCTTCACACTCTATGTCCAATAAGGGCACAGAGGGCAAAGATGAGGATCCGTGGTGTACAGCGAAGCGGCCCTAATGTGCAATGGTTGATTGCCGCTCTATTCCCGAGTTGGCAATCAATTGGCTGTACTCCCTGGAGTGCATGAGTGCAGCCAATTCCACGTCTTCGGACCGTGGAATCCAATACAACGTAACCGCTCTCGACGCGATCGTGACAAGCTCGGTGTTACGCATAGTTTTCCAACCTTGTTCCTCCTCCTTTCTCTTGGCATGTGCCAAATCCCTGATGGCTCGATCGATGAAACGTCGATTTTCGGGTGTGTATTCCACATACCCGAATCGGAGTCGAGCCTCAGAGGAGAGGTCCAAGGAGTGTTTGGTGATTTTAAAACCTACGCGTGATAGCCTGCCAAAACCGGGAGGGGTGACAATCAATTCGTCGAAGTCCAAGTCCTCATTCACAGCTGATTGCAATGCGGCCACAATAGTGGAAGTTGTGGGCGGCTTAATTGCATCAACGAGGGATTCCCTCCATCTGCGAGCACATCGTGGTAGTATGCTGGCGGATGGTTGGTCTGACAAATCTGTCTCCCTAACCCTGCGTCGGGGTTCTAGGGCGGAAGCCAGCCATGATCTAAGGCGGCTGACTAAGGTCGGGGTACTGATGTCCATTTCCCCCTGAGCACCGGCAATACTGACTCCACGTACTTCGAAGTCATTAACGTGCTGTGTTGCACGGTGCTCGTGGTAGACGTTGGTGTGTCTAACCGGTGGCCCGTATTCGGGCCCCTCAGGTTGTTCCTCCTGAGGCGGCACAACTGCTTGTGCCTGCGCTTGGTCCTGCGCATCAATTGCGGCGCCTTCGCCTGCTGGTACCATGGCTTGCTGCACCTCACGATCAACCTCGGCTTCCACTACATGATGAAACATGCGCGCGTGGACAGCATTCTGGAAGAATGGAAGGTGTGCTTGTTCGCCATCAAACAAGACTATGACTGGTTGTTCGTTTGCCAGGGCCATGATCAGAACTAATCATGTGACCCCGGCAAACGAACAACCTAAAGCTTCAGGGAGCAGGTTGTTCGTTTGCACGCTGCCCACCCCAACCTGGCTATTGCCAAGTGACTGTCATCCCACGCTATCCGCCAACCCGTCTAACTACAGTGATCTCTTCCACTCGAGTCTGGACACTCTCAGGTGAGATTTATAGCTAGTGAAGCGGGGTTGGTAAGGACGTGGTCTAGTCAGGCTTTTCCGGAGCGCCTACCTGGGTTTCCAACACCCACAGCGGTTCTCTCCAGTCTGCCCTAAGGGAGGGACTTTAAGGTCTGGATGCCCCGGTTTCTCCGGGGCAATAGGGAGTCTGATACTCCCGGGACTATTCGGTTACACGTTGACCTCGGTTGATATTACAACTTACCACTGTTTATGCACCCGTGGATGGTGGCCTTGCAGTCCGGGTTTCGGTACCACCAGGTGTAGTGCACTTCTCAGCGAAGTGGCTATGACCTGATGAGTCCTATCCCTCTACTGCCGCTTTTCCCGTCGCCCCGCCCTTAGATCGTAATCTAAACGCCAGGCCAACCCCGGGGAAAAGGTCAAGTGTGCGCAGGTTGCCACACACACAGGGAAAAC